TGGTGCAAACCCATCATATGATTTAACAGATGGTACTAAAATGTTTCCGTTTGTTTATGTAGCAGGTGGTACATGGACAGTAAACTTTGGTCAACAACCATTTAATTACACACCACCTACAGGATTTAAAAAACTAAATACATTTAACTTACCTGACTCTACTATTACAGATGGTAGTGAGTATTTTAATGCTGCAATATGGACTGGTAATGGCTCTGCAAGAAGTATTGATAATACTATTACTGCACAAGATGGTACAGAAACAGGAGAAGCCTTTAAGTTTAGTCCAGATTTAGCTTGGATAAAAATTAGAAGTCAAGCATATGACCATAATTTAATAGATACTGTAAGGGGAGTAACTAAACAAATAAGGTCAAATAGAAATATTGCAGAAGTTACTAATTCAACACTAATTACATCTTTTGATTCTAATGGTTATAGTTTAGGAACAGGAAATGATGTAAATAAAAGTGGAGATACTTTTGTAGGTTGGAACTGGAAAGCAGGAGGTGCAACAACAGCTAACACAGATGGTTCTATAGCAACACAAATATCTGCTAATACAACAGCAGGATTTAATATTGTGTCTTATTCTGGTAATGGTAGTGCAGCAACTGTTGGACATGGACTAGGTGTTATTCCTGATATGATAATAACAAAAAATAGATCAAATGTTAATGAATGGGCTACTTGGCATAAAGATTTATCAGGAGCATTTGCTTCTAATGGTGCATATCTGTATTTAAATACTAATGATGCAGCTTATACTACTAGCGTATTTTATGATGGTACAGGAATTTCAAGTTCTGTAGTTGCTTTTAGAGCAGGTACTGGTGAAATAAATGCTTCAGGCAATAATTATGTTATGTATGTTTTTAAAAGTGTAGAAGGATATAGTAAGTTTGGTAAATATACAGGTAATGGCTCTACTGATGGACCATTTATATACACAGGGTTTAGACCTGCTTGGATTATGATGAAAGATACAGATACTGGTGAGTGGATGATATATGATACAAGCAGAAATTTATATAATTTAACAGGTACATATTTAAAAGCAAATAATAGTGAGGTAGAAGGAACTGAATCTAATGGTATTGATATATTGTCTAATGGCTTTAAACAAAGAAATACTTTTACTAACCTAAACTCATCAGGCAACACATACATATACATGGCATTTGCCGAAAACCCTTTTAAAAACTCAAACGCCCGATAGGAGAATATTATGGCATATAAATTAAACGGAAACACACTCCCTGTTGACAGGGCTTTTACTCACAATAATGTTCAGTACCCTAGAAACTGGTTACAGTTATCTACTGAAGAAGAAAAAACAGCTTTAGGTATTACATGGGAAGCAGATCCTGTAAGGGCAGATGACAGATACTATTGGAATGGAGAACTAGATAATCCTAAAGCATTAGAAGATGTAGAAGCAGTAGATAAAGATGGTAATCCATTATGGGTACAAAAATTAGATGAAGAAACTAAAGCTATGGTTAATACTCCTGTAAGATTAATAACTAAAGGATTAAAGTCTGTAAAAATAGCTGAAGTAAACCATACTGCAGGAACAATACTTGCTAATACAGATTGGTATGTAACTAGAAAAACAGAACGAGAAGTAGATATTCCAGAAAACGTTGTTACACATAGAGCTGCTATTGTTACAGAAGCTAATAGAGTTGAAACAGCAATTGCAAAAGTTACAGATGTAGAATCTTTAATTAATGTAATGGAAAATGTTAAATGGAATACTTTATAGCACAATATGGTAGTAAGTTATGTTGTGTTATAGCTTCTATCCTTGGTGCACTATTTAATTATAATAAAAAGAAACTTAAAGGTAAAACACCTAGAGGTGGACATATAAAATGGTTAGTAGAAAGAAAAAGAGCTAGACAAGAATTAGGATTTACTTTAATATTAGCTGTAGTAACTGCTGAGTTTTTTATACCACCAATACTACATATATTTAACTTAGGTATGCTAGCAGGACCAGCAATAGCATTCTTTATAGGATATAGTGGAATGAGACTTCTTCCTGCTATAGAAAGTAAAATACATAATATTCTAGAGAAAGGATGGAAATGACACCACATGAAGAAATGAAAGCACATGAAAAGTTATGTGCAGAAAGATATAATACAATTCATAAAAGATTAGATAGAATTGAAGTTATGTTAAATAAATTAGTGTGGGGTGCTTTAGCAGGATTTGGAGCTGTTGTAGTAGCAGTACTAGTTCAAACAATATGATAAGTATATTACAACATTTAATTCCAATTGGTTTAGGTTTCTTTGCTAAACTAACAGCAATTAAATCAGAACAAGCTCATCAACAAAATCAAATGATGTTACAAGCTCTAGCAGCTAAATCAGGTGAGCTTCAAAAAGCAAGAGAACATGCAAGCACTGAAGGTAAAATGGCTGCATGGAATCGAAGAGTACTAATGTTTGCTATTCTTTCATTAGTAGCTGTCTATCCGTTAGCAGGTGTAATAGGAATAGACACAGTAGTTAAGATAGTAGAAGAGCCTACAAGTATTTTGTTTGGCTTATTTGAATTTGGTGGAGACACTAAGTTTGAAACAATAAAGGGACTCTACAAGTTTGATGAAATATTTACATGGGCAACCATGATAGTAGAGTTTTATTTTGGTGGACAACTAGCAAAGGGGAAGTAGAATGATGAACAATAAAAAAAAGAAACCTATGAAAAAAGGACCAATGAATAAAAAACTTAAACCAGGTAAAGGCAAATATTAAAATGGCTGAAGATAAAATGAAGCCACATATGATGTATTCTAAAGCTGGTAAAGGACAAATGGTATTTACAAAGAAAAAACATTTGACTTTAAAAGATAAAGGATATACTCATACTAAACCAAAAACTAAAAAGAAGAAAGCATAATGGCTAAGTCACCAGCCTGGACAAGAAAAGAAGGACAGAATCCTAAAGGTGGATTAAATGCAAAGGGTAGAGCTAGTGCGAAAGCACAAGGCTCTAACCTTAAAGCACCAGTTAAATCTGGTAAAAATCCAAGACGTGTTTCATTTGCATGTAGATTTGCAGGAATGAAAGGACCTATGAAAGATAGTAAAGGTAGACCAACACGTAAAGCACTAGCATTAAAAGCTTGGGGCTTTGGATCTGTAGAAGCTGCAAGAAGTTTCTGCCAAAATAATAAAAAATCATAAGGAATAATATGGCAAGTCCTACACCTAATAATCCAGCTTTATGGTCACGAGTTAAAGCTGCAGCAAGAAAAAAGTTTGATGTTTATCCAAGTGCATATGCAAATGCCTGGGCATCAAAAGAATATAAAAAACGAGGTGGTACATGGTCAGGTAAAGACAATCGTGTAGCTAAGAAAAAAACAAAAGGCAAAACTAAACGTGGCTAAAGAAGGGCTAGGTAAATGGTTTAAAGAAGATTGGGTTGACATAAAAACAGGTAAGAAATGTGGTCGTAGTGGTAAAAAAGACAAACGTGGTTATCCTGCATGTAGACCTAAGAAGGTAGCTAAGAAAATGACAGCTGCTGAAAAAAGAACCATGGCAAAAAAGAAAACTAGTTCTAGTCGTAAAAAATGGAATGTTACTGCTTCAGGTAAAAGAAGAAAGAAAACAGCATGACCCAATTAGATCAGATTAGAGAAGCTGCAGAAGCAGACTTACTCACGTTTATAAAACTTGTAGCACCTCATATATTGTATGGTGCAATACATGAAGAGTTAATTAGTTGGTGGGCAAGATCAGATAGAAAAGATAATCAATTAGTTTTACTTCCTCGTGGACATATGAAGAGTAAGCTAATTGCTTATAGAACTGCCTGGCATATAACTAAGCATCCTGAAACTACTATACTATATGTATCAGCTACAGCTGACTTAGCAGAGAAACAGTTATACGCAATAAAACAGATTATAGATTCACCTATATATCGTAGATACTGGGGAGATATGATTCACCCAGAAGAAGGTAAGAGAGAGAAGTGGGCAGTAGCAGAGATTGCTGTTGATCATCCTCAACGTAAACTAGAAGGTATAAGAGATGCTACTGTTAAAGCAGTAGGTCTTACTAGTAATACTACAGGCTTTCATGCAGACATAGTTGTACTAGATGATATAGTAGTACCAGGCAATGCATACTCAGAAGATGGTAGAGATAAGGTAGCTAATGCTTATTCACAGTTAGCATCTATTGAAAACCCAGGTGCAGAAGAATGGGTAGTAGGTACAAGGTATCATCCTAGAGATATATATGATACTATGATTAATATGAAAGAAGTTCATTATGACGATGATGATGAGATAACACAAGAAGAAGAAGTCTATGAACTATTTCAACGAGTAGTAGAAACAGAAGGTGAGTTCTTATGGGCAAAACGAACACGTAAAGATGGTAAGTCTTTTGGATTTGATAGTAAAGAGTTATCTAGGATTAAAGCAAAATATATAGATAGTACACAGTTCTATGCTCAATATTATAATGATCCTAATACTACAGAGAGTGCTAGAATTAACTCAGAAAACTTTCAGTATTTTGATAAAGCAGCATTAAATGTTAAAGATGGTGATTGGTATATACGAGATAGAAAGTTAAATATTTTTGCAGCAATTGACTTTGCATTTAGTTTACGTAAACAAGCTGACTATACTGCATTAGTAGTTGTTGGTGTAGATCATCAAAACAACTTTTATGTATTAGATATAGATAGATTTAAAACAGAAAAGATTGTAGACTACTATCAACATATATTAAAGTCTTGGGAAAAGTGGGGATTTAGAAAGATAAGAGCAGAGGTTACAGTAGCTCAACAAACAATAGTTAAAGAGCTCAAGGACAGCTATCTTAAACCAAATGGTATCCCACTATCAATTGATGAATTTAGACCTACTAGGAGCTTAGGAGACAAAGCACAAAGGGTAGGTGCAGTACTAGAACCTAAGTATGATAATTTACAAGTTTGGCACTATAAAGGTGGTAACTGTCAAACATTAGAAGAAGAACTAGTAATGGTTCATCCACCTCATGATGATATAAAAGATGCACTATCAAATGCAATGGCAATATCATTAGCTCCTAAACTAAGAGCAACAACAGGTCTAGGATTTAATAAACCTTTACCAACCCACAGTAGGTTTGGTGGGATAACAAATTAAGGAAATAATATGGCAGGTGAAGTAGCTCAAATAGAACAAGCAATTGGTCAAGAGAACCTAGCTCGTGTAATGGCTGGATTATATAACTCCTGGTGGTTGCAAAGAAACAATAAAGAAACTGAGTGGAGAGAACTTAGAGATTATCTCTTTGCTACAGATACAACGTCAACAACTAATAGTACTCTTCCTTGGAAAAACAAAACAACACTACCTAAGTTAACTCAAATACGAGATAACCTTCATGCTAATTATATGGATGCTTTATTTCCTAATGATAACTGGATGAAGTGGGAAGGTGCTACACAAGAAGATACAACAATTAAAAAACGTAAAGCTATTGAAGCCTACTTAAATACTAAACTAAAAGAATCTAAATTTAGAGAAGAAGTAAGTTTACTTGTATATGATTATATTGATTATGGTAATGCATTTGGAGAAGTACAGTATGTAAATGATTCTCATGAAGATCCTATTACGAAAGAGATGGTTACTACATATAATGGACCTAAACTAAAACGTATATCTCCATTTGATTTAGTATTTAATCCTACAGCAGGATCATTTGCTAAGTCACCTAAGTTTACTAGATATGTTAAATCTATTGGTGAACTAAAAGCAGAACTAGATACAAGACCTGATTTACAATATAAAAAATCTGCATTTAATAAAGCACTAGATATTAGAAACTCTATTTCTATGTTTAGAGTAGAAGATATAAATAAAGCAGATGCTTATATAGCAGATGGATTTGGTACATTACAAGAATACTATCAATCTGGTATGGTAGAAGTCTTAGAGTTTGAAGGAGACTACTATGATAAAGATGAAGATAAATTATATAAAAATAGAATTATTACTATTATAGATAGAAACTATGTAATAAGAAATATAGAGAATCCTAGTTATATAGGTAAAGATACTAAAGCTCATGTAGCATGGAGAAAGAGACCAGATAACTTATATGGTATGGGTCCTTTAGATAATCTAGTAGGTATGCAATATCGTATTGACCATCTAGAGAATGCTAAAGCAGATGCTATGGATTTAACTATACATCCACCTATGGTAATTAAAGGTGAAGTAGATCCATTTACATGGGGACCAGAAACAACTATTCATTTACAGGAAGATGGAGATATATCAATGTTACCTCCTAATCCTGCAGCATTTCAAGTTAATAATGAATTAGCTGCTTTAATGAATACAATGGAAGAAATGGCAGGAGCTCCTAAGGAAGCTATGGGTATTAGAACACCTGGAGAAAAAACTGCCTTTGAAGTACAGTCACTACAAAACGCAGCTGGTAGAATATTCCAAAATAAAGTTAATCAGTTTGAAGTAGAGTTCTTAGAACCTATTTTAAATATGATGTTAGAAACAGCAAAACGTAATCTTAATTTACCTGAGTTAGCAAAAGTATATGATGATGACTTTGGTGTACAAGATTTCTTATCTGTAACTAAAGAAGACTTAACAGCAAGAGGTAAAATTAGACCTATAGGTGCTAGACATTATGCAGCTAGAGCTCAACTCTTACAAAATATACTTGGAGTATTTAATAGTCCTATTGGACAGATAATAGCTCCACATATATCACCTAAACTTTTAGCAACTATGGTAGAAGAATATATGGGTTTTGATAAATTTGGATTTATAAAAGATAATGCAGCATTGTTTGAAGCTGCTGAACAAGAAAAACTTAAGATGCAGATTCAACAAGATTTACAGGCACAACAAGCTCAACCAGGAATGGAAGAGCAAATGGTTGATCAACAGATACAACAAGCTGAACAACCTATAGAACCTGAGATGTAATATACTAGGTCAAGTAGTTACTTGACTTTTAACGTAAAATATGGTATAATGATAGTATGGATTTAAAAAGTGAAAAGGGTAAAGCCTTAACAAAGAAACAAGTATTTGAAGAGTTACGTTTATATCTTAATGAACAAGTAGAAATATCTAATAGAAAGTGTATGGATGAAGATAATTTTAAACTTCCTGCTTTTAATGAGTATCAAGCTTATCAAAGAGGTATACAAAAAGCTTTAACAAAACTATACAATTTATTACCTTGACCAAAGGAGATAGTAAGATGGTAGATGAAGTAAAAACAGAAACAACTGAAACACCTGTAGAGCAACCTACCCAGGAAGCTGTACAACAAGATACTGCACCAAAAGCATTTGAGATTCCGACAGAAGCTCAAGAGTTAGTTGGTGAAGGTAAGAAGTATCAGAGCCCAGAAGATGCTCTTAGATCTGTTCCTCATGCACAAAAGCATATTGAGACTCTTGAGTCTGAACTTGCTGAAGCACGTGAAGAACTAACTAAACGCAGAACTACTCAGGAACTTCTAGATGAAATTAAGTCTGGAGTTCAGCCTGCTGCTACGACACAGCCAACAGGAGAACTTAATCAAGATAACATTATGGACTTGGTAAACCAAACCTTAAGTGTTAGAGAACAACAAGCAATAGCTAAATCTAATGCAGATCAAGTAGCGCAACACTTTACTAATCAGTATGGCGATTCAGCTGAAAAAACTTATAACTCTATAGCTAAAGACCTAGGTTTAACTGTTCCTCAATTAAATGAGCTTGCAGCAAAAAGCCCAAGAGTTGTATTAAAAGCTGCAGGGTTGGAAGCAACTACTGCACCAGTAGCTAAATCTACTGGAGATATTAATACAGAAGCTTTAAATAATCAAGCTAAACCTACTGAATTATCTGCAAGGGTAGAAGGTGGGTCTACTAAAGAATTATTAAAAGCCTGGGGTAATGCTAAAGCTAAAGTAAATCAACAGTCTTAGGAGACTTAAATGGCACAACTGACAAGTAACACAGCTGCTTTTATAGAATCGCAGCAATATTCTCAGTTTATTCTTGATAACTTACATGACTTCCTTCTTCCAGAAGGTATGTATCGTGATGTAACAGACTTCGGTTCAGGTACAACACTAAACATTAAAACAGTTGGTACTGTAACACTTCAAGATGCAGCAGAGGATGTGCCTCTGAACTTTACTAACATTGACACAGGTACTATTACTTTAGGTATTACTGAATATATCGGTGATGCTTATAAAGTATCTGATGATCTTCGTGAAGATGGTTCACAGGTAGATACACTCATGGCTATGAGAGCTATGGAATCAACACGTGCTCTTGGTGAAAACCATGAGACAAAATTCTTATCAACAGCAAATGCTGGTCAAACTGCAGCTAACTTAAACTTAGTTAATGCTAGACCACATCGTTTTGTTGCTGGAGATGGAACTGATAGACATATGGAGTTGAAAGACTTTGTAGCTATGAAACTATCATTTGACAAAGCTAATGCACCTGCTTCAGGTCGTATTGCTATTGTTGATCCAATTGTTGAGGCATCATTAAACAACCTTATTACTCAAACAAATGTAATTAATAATACTCCGCAATTCCAAGGTATTGTTAATGAAGGTTTTGCAAAAGACCATCGTTTTGTTAGAAATATTATGGGCTTTGATGTTTACACATCTAACTTCCTACCATCACTTACAGCTACAGAAGCTATTAACGGTTCATCCGTTGGTGTTGCTAATGACACAGCTGAAATTGGTGACAAAGCTAACATCTTCATGTGCGTAGCAGATGATTCATGTAAGCCTGTTATGCATGCATGGAGACGTGCACCGCAAGTAGAAGGTTGGAGATCTGAAGTAGAAAGAGCTGATAAATATCAAGTTACTTCTCGCTTTGGATTTGGTGTTCAACGTCTAGACACACTCGGTGTTATCTTAACAGATGACGCAACTTACTAGGAGATTATAATGGGATATGAAATTGGACCAAAAAGAGGCGTAGCCAACCATTATGGACCTCGTGAGACTGACAACCAGTTTGGTGGTCAAGACAACACAAATGGCAAAGTAAAATCTGTTAGTTATGATTTTGATTTTGATAAATTACCTGCACAAGGTTCTGGTAATTTAGAGTATCAACTTCCAGCTAACACTGTAATTGTATCAGCACATCTAGTAGTTAAAGAAGCATTTACCTCTGCTTCTACTCATACTATGACTGTAGGTTTAACTACTACAGCAGGTGCTGTTGTTGATGCAGATGGTTTGATTGCAGCAGCACAAGCAACAAACGCATTAATTACAACTAAAGGTAGTTATATTAAAGGTGCAGGAGCTCTTGTTGATAAAACAATTGGTACTGCAGCTTGTGAAGTAACAGTAGCTTCCTCTCACACGCTAACTGCGGGTAAGGGTAAACTTATTGTTCATTACATTTATAACTAAGTAATACCTCGGTGAGCCCTTCGGGGCTTACCCCTAATTTAACACAGGAAATACTATGACAATACAACATAATCTTATTACAGGCTCTGATTTACATGAACCTAAAGGGGTAGCAGCAGCCGGTGCAAATACTGTTTATGTTGCAAATGGTTCAGGTTCTGGTGCTTGGTCTACAGTAGCAAGTGGAAGCCTGAATACACCAAGAGGTAAATTTTATTTTTATAATCTTGGATCACCCTATACATTAAGTTATGGGGGAGCTACACAAAAAGTAGCACCTACTACTGTAGCTAGTGGTTTAAACAATTTAGTTACAGAAGCTACAAGTGCAAGATTAACTTATACAGGAACACCTACAGTAGTTCTTAAAGTAGATTTTGATGTAGCAGTATCACAAGCATCTGGTTCTGATAAAAAATTAACAATAGCTGTACATAAGAATGGATCTGTTTTATCTGGTTCAGAAATATATTTAACTTCTGTAACATCAGATATACATACTGGTTCTGGAAGTTGTTTAGTATCTGCAGCTACAAATGATTATTTTGAAGTATATGCATTTAATACAGATGGTTCTGGTGATATGGTATTTAATAAAGTAGGACTAACACTTACACAAGCATAGGATAGATTATGGCTAAAATGAACTTACTAGCAATGACTCAAGACATCTTATCTGATATGGATTCAGATGAAGTCAATAGTATAACAGAGAGTGTAGAAGCTTTACAAGTAGCACAAATAATTAAAACAACATACTACAATATTATTGATGGTAAAGACTATGCTTTTTTATATGAACTCTTTCAAATGGATGCTAGTGCTACATCTGCTAGACCTACACATATGAAACTACCTGATGATGTAATTGATTTATCTTGGGTTAAGTATGATTCTAAAAAAGCAGTTACAGATAAATCTTTATATCAAACAGTTAATTATAAAACTCCAGAAGAGTTTATGTTATTAGTAGATCAAAGAGATAGTAAGCTTAGTAAAGTAGATGTAATAGTAGATTCTACAGGTATTAATTTAAATATTTTAAATGATACTGCTCCTACTTGTTTTACATCATTTGATGATGTAACTATGGTATTTGATGCTTATAATAAAGCTTTAGATACTGTATTACAAAAAGCTAAAACACAATGTTGGGGTAAACGTTCAATAGCTTTTACATTGGAAGATACATTTATACCTGACTTACCTGTACAAATGTTTACATATCTTCTTAATGAAGCTAAGTCTACAGCATTTTTAACACTTAAACAAATGGCTAATCAAAAAGCAGAACAGATCTCTACAAAACAAAGACGTAGAATGAGTCAAGATGCTTGGAAATTACAAGATGAAAAGGGTATTATGTATCCTAACTATGGTCGAAATAGATCAATTAAAAGGACACCTAATTACTAATGGGACAATTTACATTTAATACATTATCATTTATTGACAAGGAAGTATATGAAAAAAAGAAAAGAAAAGCTAAAAAACTTTATAAAAAAAATATTACAAAAGTTAGCAAAACTAAATTTAAAAAAATTAAACCCATTAAATTGGTTCAAACTAAAATAAAATCTAAAGGAAAAATAACATGACCAATGTTGTAAAAGAATATAAAACAAATAGTAAAATGAATTTACAAGCAATAATTAAACCTAACTCATCACATTATGTATTACAATGGAGTGATGGTGGACAAATACCTGATTCATTATCTGGTGTATTTACATCATTAGTATTTTTAGACAAAGCTGTAGAAACTTATGTACGAACTACAATTCCTAAACCTAAACTAGATGAAGCTGAAAAAGCAAAAGCAAAGTACGAAAGAAAACAAGCTAAAAAATTAGAGGAGTAATATGGCTCAGAAGGGTGAAAAGGCATTTAGATCCTTTGTTAAAGGTCTAATTACTGAAGCTAATCAATTAACATTTCCAGAGAATGCTTCTATAGATGAAGCTAACTTTGTACTTAATCGTGATGGTTCACGATTTAGACGTTTAGGATTAGACTATGAAACTGCCTATGCTTTAACATCTAGTGGTTATACTGCAGATGATATTAAAGAAGGTAAACAATCTTTTCATCATTGGGAATCTCCAGCAGGAGATACTACAGTATCTTTAGGTATTGTTCGTATAAAAGAAAAACTTTGGTTTATGGACTTACTAACAGCTTCACCTTCTGCTAATCTTAAAAATGGTGGTTCTCCAATTACATTAACAGGTTTAGGTAATAGTGATATTGAAACATCTGTTATTAATAATAAATGTATTATTGTTTCTAAAGATTTAGAAAAACCTGTACTTTTAACATATGAACCTAGTTCTGGAGCAGTTACACAAGCACAAATTACTTTAAACATTAGAGATATTTATGGTGTAGATGACAGTTTATTTATTGATACTAGACCAACTACATTGAGTAATGAACATAAATATAATTTACGAAATCAAGGTTGGAATAAAAACGTTGTAACAGCTACTGGTGCTGATGCTTTAGACTATCACTATACAAAAACAGGACAATATCCAAGTAATGCAGATACATGGACATTAGGTAAAATATCAAATGTTTCTTCTGCAGATTATGAAAAGTATGATCCAGATACATTAGTTAAAAATTCTCAATCAAATTATCAAATAGCTAAAGGTAGTTTTATTATTGATGCATTTGATAGAGGTACATCTAGAATGGCTAAATCAGATGTAACATCTGGATTACCAACAGATAGAGAAGAAGGAAATATATCTAGTATTACTTCTTATGCACAAAGATTATTTTATTCAGGTATTGAATCTAGTGTATCTAATGGTGATACAAGAAGTCCAAACTATTCTGGTTATATTTTCTTTAGTAAAGTTATAAGAAATGATGATGATTTTGGTAAATGTCATCAAGAAGCTGATCCTACAGATCCAGGTATTAATGATTTAATAGATACTGATGGTGGTTCTATACAAATACCTGAGGCTACCCGTATTGTAAAAATTATAGCTTCTCAAGCTTCAGTATTAGTTTTTTGTGAAAATGGCGTGTGGGAAGTTTATGGAGATACTGGAGGGTTTATTGCTACCTCTTTTCAAGCAAGTAAAGTATCTACTAATGGTATATTTAATCCTAACTCTGTTGTTAATATAAATGGTAGTTTTATATATTGGTCTAAAGCAGGTATTTATTTACTTAGACCAGATACTGCATCAGGTAGATTTGCTGCAGAATCTATATCATTAACATCTATACAAAACCTTTATTTAGAAATACCTGAAGTAGGTAAAAATAATTGTAAAGGTTTTTATGATGAAAAAGAAAATAGAGTAAGATGGTTATATAATGATGCTACTACATATTCAACATCTAATTATGTTAATAAATATAATAAAGAATTAATATTTGATTTAACTTTAAATGCTTGGTATAAAAATCATATATCAGATATAGCAGGAACATCTCCATATGTAGCAGATTATATTAATGTACCAGGATATTCAGTAGGCACTAGAGAAGAGTCTGTATTAAAAGGTACAGATACTGTGTTAGTTACTAGTGGAGATAGTGTAGTAGTTACAGATGATATACCAGTTAGTAGAACTACTCAGTTTAGTTTATTAACAATTAAAGGTACACAATTTACTGTATCTAAGTATGTTGATGATTCATTTTTAGATTGGAAAACTGCTGATGGTGTAGGAGCAAACTATACTAGTTATATTTATACTGGATATGAATTGTTTGGTGATGTAATGAGACAAAAACAAATACCATATTTATTTTTATATTTACAAAAAACAGAAGATGGCTATGAAGCATCTGGATCAGATTTAATACTTAAAAAACAATCATCATGTAATGTACAAGCACAATGGGGTTGGTCTAATTCTACAGCAAATGGTAAATGGGGCAGACCTTTTGAAGCATATAGATTATTAAGAAACTATACACCATCAGGAGTATCAGATCCTTTTGACTCTGGTGAAAGTATGGTAGTAACTAAAAATAAATTACGAGGATCAGGTAAATCTATAAGTTTATATATTTATTCTTCTCAAGGTAAAGACATGAGATTACTAGGCTGGGGATATCCAGTTACAATGCAATCAGTACAATAATATGGATATATTGTATGAAGAACCAGGTAATGGTTTTATTGGTGTTACATGGAATCAAGATTTAAATAACTGGGAAATGCATATTGAATGTAATTCTTGGAGTCATACTAAATTTAAAAGATATTTAAAAGGTTTAGAAGTAGCAAAACAAAAACTTAGAGATAGAGGAATTAAGCAAGTATTTGGTATTTGTGAAACTAAAAAGGAACGTAAGTTTAATTTAGTATTTGGAGCAAAAGCAGTGCCTAATGGTATAGTATTAACAGAAGATGGTTTATTAAATTATTTAACAGTATTGGAGATATAGTATGGGAAAAGCAGTTAAAAAAATAGCTAAAATAGCATTACCTGTTGCAGCTGTTGCAACTGGTTTTGGTTTAGCAGGATATGGTCCTTTAGCAGGATTAAAAGGGGGAGCTTTTGGTACTTTTCTAGGTAGTGAAGGTTTTAAAACTGCTATGCAAGTAGGTGGTTTAGGTATGAATGTTGCTAGTAATATCCAATCACAAAAATATGCTGGTAGACAAGCTGATGCTATGAGAGAACAAACAAATCAACAAAATAAAGCTGAAGAAGCTAGAAATAGGTATAATCAATTATTACAAAAAAGATCTAGATTACAATCTATTAGAGCTGCTCGTATACAACAAGGACAAATAGGTGCTGCTACTGCAGGTACAGGAATAGGAGCTACAGGTACATCATCATTTACTGGTTCTATGGGAGCTATAGGATCACAGACTTCTGCTAATTTAGGTAATATTAATGTAGCTCAAGATGTAGGTAATCAAATATCTGGATATAATATAGCTGCAGCTAATGCTGGAAGTATGGCAAATACTATGGGCGCAAGAGCTGGAAGAATGGAAAGTATGGCTACATTAGGAGGAACTTTATTTGAACGTTCTGATGATATAAGTTCTATATTTAAAAAATATACTGGTTAATAAATGACAAAGACTAACTTAAATAATGGAGTTCCATTTTCTGATTATAATGCTCCTGCACCAATGATGCAAGAAAACTTTTATGATGCTTTTTATGCAAGTTTTTTACCAGATAGAGAAATAGAAGATCCTATTGAAATGTATCAAGCAATTAAAGCAGAACAAGAGTCTATAGGTAAATCTATAATTTTAGAACGAGCTAAAATAAAATGGGAAAATGAACAAAATATAGGACGAAAACAAGTTATAGAAGATATTCTTGCTGATCCATCTATACCTAAACAAGAAAAACAAAAAGTATTAATAGACTATGGAACTAAAGATATTATTCCAAGTACACTAAAAGATAAAGCTATTTTAGATATGACTAACAATTATATCTTAGAACAAAATTTAGATAATAATGATATAGCTATAGACGAAATAGATGAAAGAGTAGATACTTTAAAAATTGATCAAGATGTAGAAAAATTAAAAACTACTATTACATCTGGTAAAACAAATGATAGTATTACAGAAGAACAATTTGCAGATACTATATTAACAGTAGCTGAAAAAGTAGAAAGAGGTATACCTTTAAAATCTACAGGAGTAAATATACCATTTGTTTCTGACTGGGCTTGGTTTATGGATATGTTAGTAGGAAAATCTCCTGCTTTTATTGTAAATACTTTAGAAATTTTAAAACGAAAACTTGGTGTAACTAATATAACAGAGGTAATTCGTCCAGCTATTTTAGCTCAAATGTTTCCATCAACAACTTTAGTAGATGAATATGCTAAATTAGTTCCAGATGAAAAGTCATGGTCTGAAGTACAACAAGAAGTATATTCTCAAGCTAGTCTTGTAAATGAATGGGAAGATAATGTTGCTTCTGCTTTTGAAGAAATGGGACAAAGCAGAGAAGTTTTAGAAAGTACTATTCCTGGTATTATATTTAATAAAGGTGTAGGTGGAGCAATTAAAGCTATTTCAGAATTTGTTACTCCTGATGATCCTGCTAAAACTGCTATACCTCTAGAAATAGGTGTGGCTGTTTTATTACCTTATGGTGCACATAAAGCAGGTAAAGGTAAAAAACCACCTGTAGATAGAGAAGGACATGTTAAAGCTACAAAAGAACAAATGGATGCTGTTAGAGAAGCAAATAGAAAATCTGCTGAAGCACATCAAAAACAAAAAATAGTACCACAATTAGAAAATAAAGTAGACTTAGATGCCCCTATTGTAAATGCTTATAAATCTAATCCTACTCAAGGTTCTAGAATAGTTGATGCTATTATAGCAGATAATACAGGACAAGTAGGTAAAGCTGCTGGTTTTGAATCAAATAAATTATCTATATATTTTGCAGATCCTAATGCTAATATAATAAAAAATCCTCAATTTGGATTTAAAACAGATGTGTCTGCAGCAAATGCAATGATGGCTGTAAATGATAGATCTACACAAATATTATTTGAGAATCCTAATTTATCTGATGCTGCACAAGTAGCTGAGATAGCAGAAAAAACAGCATTAACGTTAAATGGTATTATTCCTAAAGTACCTATGATTCCGTCTAATACTCAAACAATTAGTTCTTATGCTAGAACTCCTTCTGGTATATATCAATCTACTATATTTCAAAAAAATCCTAGTGAATACTATAAAAAAGATGAAATAGTAGCTGCATTTGATCAGGTAAAAGAATCTATTCTTGCAAATTTTGCTGGTGATGAAGGAGCACTTAGACCTGGAGAGTTACTAATTCAAGAACGTACATTAGATAATAATGTTGTAGTTGAATTTACTCCTGAAACAATGCCGTCAATGTTAATAGATACTGCTTCTTATACAATTAAATGGCAACCAAAAACTACTGAAATGTATAGTTATTTTAATGATTTGTTTGGTGGTACTCCTAGTGAAAGATTTCCATCAACTAAAGTTACTGATAGAGTACAAAAATGGATATATGATTCAGAAGCAAGTGCTTCTAAATTAGGTAGTATGAACAGATTTTTTGTATATGGAAGACAAAGTAAGGCATTAGAACAAAAAGTATATCAAACATTTGTATCTAAACAAGCAGTTTTTGACAAACAAAAAAGATTATTAGTTCAAGCTACTAAAAAAGAATTAAGTATTACTGAAGAAAATCAATTTGGTGTTTTACTTGAATATCAAGATAGAAATGGTTTTAATCAATTAACAGAAAAACAAATAGTAGATGCGTTAGGTACTGTACCTTCAACAAAATCTATGGATAGATTACAAGTAGCTATAAATACATTTAGATTATATGATAGTGCTGTTTTAGCTGCAGATAATAATACATATATTAATTATTTATTAGAAACAGGCTATGATAAAACATTTATTAAACCTAGAAATGATTTAACTTTAGATCCAAATATGTTACCTGAAATTATAGAAGTTAAAGATGTATTTGCTATTGAAGATAACACAAGTGCTATTAATATATTTACAGAAACAGGAGAGTTATTATCAGCTACTGCATGGGATTTTACTACTAGTACACCACTATCTTTTTCTCCTGAATTAAATAAAACTAAAACTCATTATATTTTAGGTACAGACGGTATGCCTGTTCAACAAGTATATCGTTTAAAAAGAAATTATACTGATCCTAAAACAGGAGATATATATCAATATGGTACATTTGGTACATTAGTA